CGTCCGGGAACGAGTAGCTCTTGTGAACGCGAAGCTCTTTTCAGCCCGGGAGGAGGTGCAGTTGGTAGTTCACCCACGGTGCAAAGAACTGGTGACGGATTTCGAAGAGGTAACTTACAAGCCGGACACGAATGTGATCGACAAGGAGCGCGACCCGCGCAGGACTCACTTATCAGATGCCCTGGGATATCTGATCTGGCAAGAATATCAGCCGGGCGTCAAGTTCGGCGAGCAGGGGCGAAGGCTCATCTAAAGGCGAAAGGCTTGATGAACATTGGGAAGAGTGGTTCCGACATCACGTGCGAGCACCCGGAATATGCGGCGAAGCGGGCCATGTGGAGGCAGTATCGGGATCTTTACGCAGGCGGCGCGCAGTTCATTGCCAACGCCGACCGCTATTTAGTGCGGCGTCAGAAGGAGCCTGGCGACGTATTTGCCGAAAGGCTCAGCCGAAGCTTCTATGAGAATTACGTTGGTTCGATCGTCGATTGGTACACGGCGACGCTCTTTCGCCGAGAGCCGGTCCTGAACTTCGAGGGGAATAACGAAAGATCGAAGCACTTCTTCGGCATGTTCGCCGAGGACTGTGATCTTAAGGGCACGAGTCTTGCGGAGTTCTTCCGCCGGCTGTTCGTGGAAGCCTTGGTTTGCGGGACGAGCTACGTCCTCATCGATTTTCCCCGGCTACATAAGCCGGTGGGGACGCGAGCCGAAGAAGACGAGCGGGGCGCGTCTCGGGCGTACTTAGTCAGTTATGCAGCAGATGAGCTTATTAACTGGAGTTACGACGAATATGGGCATTATCAGTGGACAGTGCTGCGGACGCAAAGCCTGCGAAAGGCAAGACTGGAGGATCCCGGCTGGTCGAAGCAAACACGGTGGGTATATTACGACAAGCAGAGATACCGAATTTACGAGCAGATAGATGAGGCGAACCAGCAAGGAGAGGTGCGCGTGGTAGCGGAGGGACAGCACGGGTTGGCCAATTTAAGTCGAGTCCCGCTCGTAGAACTGCGGGTATCGGACGGGTTGTGGCTACTGAACAAGGCAGCTTCGCTACAGCTGGAACATTTCAATAAATCGAACGCTCTGGGATGGGCGCTCACGATGGGATTGTTCGCGATGCCCGTGGTGTACTCAGAGCGCGACTGGGACCAGGTTATGGGCGAGTCGTACTACATCCAACTGGGGCCGCAGGACCGGTTCGGATGGACGGAGCCGCAAGGGAACGTTTATCAGATCGCAGCTGACAATCTGACCAGACTGCAAGAGGAAATTTACCGCGTTTGCTATGTGAGCCACGCGGGGGGGCCGCTCTCGGGGAACTCCAAGCAATCGGGAGTGAGCAAGCAGCGCGACTATGCAATTACTCAAGAAGTTTTGCGGGCATACGGGGATGCGGTAAAGGATTCGATGAAGCGAGTGCTGCGAGGCGTGGACGCGGCGCGAGAAGACGGGTTGAGTATTGATGTTTCGGGGATGGACGAGTTTGATATCGGGGACTTTGGAACCGAAGTAGACAATGCGCAGAGCCTCTTGAGCCTGGGGATCGAGTCGCCCACCTTGAAGAAGCAGGTGTTGAAGAAGCTGGCGTTTCAGTTTTTGTGCGATGTGCGGCAGGAAGTAAAGGACCGCATCGGGCGTGAAATCGACCAGGAGCAGCCATGAGCGGGCCTTAGCGAGATTTATGGGGAGGCATATGGAAGGGGACAAGACGGGCAGCACGGACTTGCGTACGCTGATTCGTGGCGTGATTGATGAATTTGTGCATGCCCAACAAGTAAACGCGGAGCCTGCGTACAAGGCAGAGCTTCTCGAGGAACGCAAACGCCGCGAGAACCTCGAAAGGCGGGTGAACGATTTAGTTCATGAAAATACCCGCAGCCGGCAAATGGCGGAAGAGGCAGAGCGGAGCTCGTCGATTCGGGCCGAGCTACTGCGCCTGGGTGTCGCAAAAGTGGATCTGGCATATCGCGCGGTGAAGGACGAAGTTTATCGAGCTGACGACGGGCAACTGCTGGCGCGAAACGGCTCGGCGGAGGTTCCGCTGCGGGAGTATTTGAAGGCGTTCGTGCAAGAGAATCCGGAATTACTGCCAGCGCGCATCACGGGCGGATCGGGGATCGGATCGGGCGCCAGAGCGGCGCAGAATACGGGCGGAGTCGGCCTGGACAGAATTCGCCCAGGCATGAGCGCGGAAGAGATGGAAACGGTTCGGCAGGAAGTATCGCGGGTAGCGAGCCAGACATTGCGGGGAATGTAAGAGAGGCACTGGGCCCGGTTCAGAACGAGGCCCGGTGTAGGTTCACAAATACAAAAAGGAGCTATCGATGGGAACAATTACGTCAGCAAATGTAGCGAATGCGATCGTGAAACTAGTGGCAGTCGATGCATTGCCGGCTTTGGTGAGTAACCTCGTGATGGGCAATTTAGTCAATCGCGACTATGAACCTACACTGGCGAACGCGGGGGACACGGTGAATGTACCCATACCGCCCACTCTGGTCGCAAACAACATCGCGGAGGGCGGCACGGTGCAGCCGCAGAATCCGAACTTGGGGAACGCGCAAATCGTGCTGAACACGCATGCGGAGGCGACGTTTCAGATCCCGGATGTAACGAAGGTGCTGGCGGTACCGGATTTGCTGAAGTTGTACATGCAACCGGCGGTGGTGGCGATCGCGGAGCGCATCGAGTCGGACATTTTGAACCTTTATTCGCAGTTCACGGCGAATACGGCAGTAGGCACGGCGGGCGTGGCGATCACCGAAGCCGTAGTGGATCAGGCGGAGACCACGCTGTTTCAGGCGAAGGTTCCGGCGGTAGCGAGTAAGTACTTAGTTGTAGATCCGGTAAGTTACTCGGCCATGCGACAGATTCCGCGTTTCAGCGAGTACTATTCTGCAGGCGACGCGGGGCTGCGAGCGCTAGTGGATGGGGCCGTCGGAAAGATCAAAGACTTTTTCGTGTTCCGATCGCAATTGGTTCAGAAGACCGGCAGCAGCCCTGTGACGACGCACAATCTGGCATTCGCGCGGGATGCGATCGGGCTGGTGATTCGCCGGCTTCCCCAACCGTTGCCTGGAACCGGTGCGATCGCGGAATATGCGGAGATGGGCAACTTCGGAATCCGCGTCGTGATGAGCTATCAACCCAATACGCTGGGACAACAGTTCACTGTGGACGTGTTGTATGGGACGGCGGTTCTGCGCAACTCGTTTGGAGTCCAGGTTAACAGTTAGCATCACGAATAGAGGACTCGCGGGCGGATTGTGCAGCATGCGCCCGCTCACGGTCAAGAGGGAAGGGCATGGATCTACGCTCGTTTTTTCAAAAGTTACGAAGAATTGAGGAAGAGATTGCTGAGCCTCATGTCGTTGTGGTGAGTCACGAAACGCCGGATGGTGGACGCCGGGGGCAGCTCTCGGAAGTTTCCCGAAGTAATGCGGCGCGTCTCATTTTAGAAGGCCACGCTCACCTGGCGACGGCCGAGCAGTCGGCTGAGTTTCGAGCCGCGGCGAGAAAGGCGCTGGAGGAGGCGCAACAGCGGATGATGGCGGAAAAGGTGCAGGTGACTGTGATTTCCGATGCGGATCTGCGTGCAATGAAGAGCGCGCTACGGGCGGAGAAGCGGTAGAGCGGCAACTGGCATGGCCTTGTTCACAGACGGTCCGCTCAGCGATGGGGCAGATCTTCAACGCTATGAAAACGACATTCTCAATGTCACCAGCGTGGAAGGTATCGACCTGGGAGGCAAGCTCAGGCTGGCTCAAGAACAGCTGTCGCAGGAAGTGATTCGATTTCTGCTTCGGCGCCGGACCTATGCCAACTGGCCGCTGGAAGTCGAGCGCGCACGAGATGTCAATGACGTGGTCGTCACCCAGCCGATGCGGCAATGGCATGTTCACACAACGCTCGCATTGATTTATCGCGATGCATATGACAATCAGCTTAACGATCGGTATCAAGGCAAGTGGCGCGAATATGAGAAGCTCGCAAAGGCCAGTGAAACCACTTGCTTTCAGATTGGGATCGGATTGGTGGCTGATCCGGTGCCGAAGGCTCCGCCGCCGACCATAGCTACCATAACCGGACCAGGGAGCGGCGCCACTTACTATGTGGCCGTGACCTGGGTGAACGCCAGCGGGCAAGAGGGTGCGCCCAGCGACTTTTCCGAATTGAGCACGTCGGACGGCCAGGAGCTGGTTGTAGCAGTCAGCGGGGCACCACTAAACGTGACAGGCTGGAACGTCTATGTTGGTGTGTCGCCAGGAACAGGAACCTTGCAGAATCAAAGCCCTTTGGTCACAACCGCCAACTGGACGATGACCTCCGAACTCTCTGCAGGAGCGCCACTGCCGCAGGGCCAACGGCCCAGTTGGTTCGTGGTGGATCATCGCGCAATCCAAAGGGGCTGAAGATGCTGCAAATCGCGGGATGGAGCACGCAAAAGACGCTGGGCGTGCTAGCGGCGGACGATGGCCTTCCGGCAGTGGTGGAGGCACTTGTAGAGCAGCAGGGGCTTGGCCTGGCTCCGATCACTCCACAGCAAATCGTGGCGCAGAATGTCGCGGCGGACATCTCAGAGCAAAGCAAGGCGATTAAGTATCCGCTAGTTTATGTGTACTGCAGCGCAGTGGTGAATGAGCTTCGGGAGAAGTTTCGGACGTTCTCGGGCGAAGCCAAGATGGTGGTGGAAGCGAGGATATCGCAGGATCGGCTTGATCAGATCGAAACCAACTTACAAGCTTATGTGGATGCGATTACACAAATCTTAGACAATAACCGTGGTG